CCCGGTCAGGTTCGCCCCGGTCAGGTTCGCCCCGCGCAGGTTTGCCCGGGTCAGGTCCGTCCCGGTCAGGTGCGCCCGGGTCAGGTTCGCCCCGGTCAGGTCCGTCCCGGTCAGGTGCGCCCGGGTCAGGTTCGCCTCGCGCAGGTTCGCCCCGGTCAGGTCCTCCCCGGTCAGGTTCGCCCTGCACCCGCCGTCTCCGGCCAGCCATGCTTTGTGGTCATCTAGTATGGTTTTAAGGTTCATTTCTCCCCCTTTCCTACGGCTTGGTCAGACCATGGCATTGGACGCCTCCACGAACGAAAGGATGAACTCTGCGGCTACCTGTGGAACAATCGCGTTCCCGTACCCTCTCAGCAGCATCACGCGCCCTTTCTGATTTTTCGCAAGAGGAAAGTAGCGTGCGCCCTCATCCCCGCCAGAAACCAAGTCTCCGGATAGCCCATCAACCAGCCGCTGTGGCGCGGACATAACTGGCCGCCACTTTCCATCCCGGCAGAACAGCCAGTCAGCATCTCGCCACGGGCCGTTATCCTGGCCGGGCCATCCAGTGTTAAGGTTTCCTCCCATCCAGTCAGCCCCGGGTCTCCCCTCGACGGGTCCAGAAAATCCACCGCCTCCGTAGTCAGGGATTTCTGGGAGCCCTTCTTCCCGTTGCGCCTGTTCTGGTACCCCAGCCTCGCCTCGTGGGCTACTGGCGTCGGCCAGCCCGCCAGTGCCGCGTCCGCCGGAAGCGCTCCACCCGCTTGGTTCGGCCCACCGTTCGATCCGTCCGTCGCTCTCGGGGTGTTCCAACCGACCAGATCGACGCACTTCCTCGTGTAGTCGCTGTTGCCCGCCGGGTTGTTCCCGTTCTGCGCCGGAGTTCCGGCCTGCGGCGTCGGCCAGCCTGACAGCGCCGAAGAAGGTGCGTTGCCGGATGTGCGGTGCGCCGACGCTCGCAGCCGGAATATCTGACGCCCCAACGGCGTAGCGTGCGGCTTCCAGGCGGTCTTGTAGATCATCGAGCCACGCCCATCTAGGCGCGCTTGCAGGGCCTTTTCCAGACTTTCCTGCAACCTTTCCGAACACGTCCGCGCTGGCGACTTGCTCGCCGAACAACACAGGGGGGCGGCAGGCCCCGACCAACCGAACAAAATGTGGTGCAAGGTGGCGGGGATCGTCTTTGGAAAGACCTTCCCCGGCGACGGAGAAAGGCTGACAGGGAGGCGATCCGGTCCAGACAGGCCGGTCGTCGGACCATCCTGCAAGACGGAGGGCGTAGCTCCACCCGCCGATCCCGGCAAAGAAGTGGCACTGACGAAACCCGGCAAGGTCGGCTGGTTCGACTTCGAGAATTGATCGGTCATCTACTTCCCCATCAGCTATGAGACCAGCCGCAATCAGGTGCCGCAGCCATTCCGCCGCCTGCGGGTCGTGGTCGTTGTAATAGGCTGCCACGGTGACGTCCCTTTCTTGGGTGTTGTTAGGCCCTATGCCCCTTGAACAACTTTTTGCGACCCAGACGCGGATGGTGTTTGCGCGGCGGTGTGCCTCTGAACATGCGGCGAGCGTCGGCTTCTGACTTCGTTTGTTCCATTGCAAGACGCAGGTCAGCTTCCGGGTGGTCCGGCATCCCGCAAATTGCTGCGTAGATTTTCTGTGCGTTGTTCATTTTTCGTCCCTTTCTGTCTTCTGTCTGCCCAACACATAAGCGCATCAATTTCCACAGTCAAGCGGAAATTACAAATAAGTTATGTTGACAAGCGGAAATTGCGCCGCTATATCTCGGCCATGATCTTTGCATACGGATATAACCGCACCCGCGCCGAGCTTGCCCACATCGAGGCAGACCGGGTGTTCATTGACACGGCCAAGACGCGCCGTGCCGAGCTGACCCGCCTCATCCGTGAGCACCTGCGCCGGGGGCACGATGACAAGGTGGTGCTGATTTCGCCGGGCGACATACGCGCCGGGACGCAGCGCCAGGCTATCAATGATATGGGCGTGGAAATCTGGATCGACGCGCAACCGAAAGAAGCAAAGGCCCCCGGGCCGATCCCAAAGATTGACCCAGAGCGGCGCGACGAAATCAAGACAATCTGGCTTGACCGGACGCTAATGACGTGGGCGGCAGTGGAACAGGCCAACAAGGTCAACAGCGTGCCGCTCGACCGGCACAATCTGTATGACGCATTCGGCCCCCGTGGGCTGCGTAGATAGAGAGCGATGGAATGAAACTGACAAAACGGCAAAAAGCGCTTCTAAGCCGGGAGCTACGCGCTGGGGAGTACATCCTTCTTCTCACTGCAGGGGACGATACGATTGCAAAAACCCTATCCGACAAAGGTCTGGGTTACTTTACCAGCTTCGCCAGTAGTTATTCATGGCGGCGACGCGATGGATACGTCAATCACTTTACGCCGAATGATGCTGGCCTAGCATTGCGGTCGGCGCGGGAAGGAGCGATGGAATGACAGATCACGCAAAACACGAGTTCACGCAAGCGCAAATGGCTGCGTCTGGGTGGGATTACATGGTCAGGAAGAAGGACGGAAGCCTGATGTTCTACAGCGACCATGAGGACGTTGCAACATGGATTAAGGCCGATATTGATGCGGGGCACGAGGTTTCGCGGATCCTGACGACGCAAACCACATAAGGGAGGGGTTGGCAGATGAAGAAGTACGAAACATTCTGGCTGGATGAAACCGACCCTGCTGAGCTTCGCCGTCGCGCAGAATGCCTGAGACAAGATGGGTTATGGGAGGTGGCAAGGCAGTTCGATGAACGAGCGGCTCGCCTCGATGAAAAACAACGTCAAGGCCGCGCTCTGGGGGCGCAAGGCGCGTAGAAAAGGAGGCCCTAGCCTATCCCTGTCCTGTTGCGATCAGCTTCCTTGGCGGCCTCCCACAGCTCCCGGCGGAGCGGCGCCAGATTGTGCCGGTCATCGTCGGATGCAACCTTCTCGAAGAAGGTCTTGATCTCGTCAACGCCCTCGTGCGCGATCCTGCGTGCGCGGTCCCACAACTCCTTGTGCGGGGTCTCCACGGTCTCTCCGCGCGCCCATGAGGCGAGCAGCTTGCCGGCATCGCGGTTGATGTGGGAGCCCGGCGAGAACGCCATGCGGTGCTGATCCTGGACCTTGTGCGGCAGGCTCAAATCGACCACGCCGGGGGCGTCTGGGCGCAGGGTGAACGAGGCGGTCATTTCGTAAAGAAATCGTTTCTCCTGGATCGGGTGCCAGCCGGCGTTTTCAACGATGATGCGGCCGCGCTCGTCCTTCTTGCTCATATCGATCCTCTCCTCTGCCCGCAGGCAGAAGATCAGATGTGTACGGACCTGCAGAAATGCGTTCATCATCTTCTTGTGGCGGGCTTTCGGCTCCTTCCATGCGCCTGGCCCCTTGGCACCGGAGTTCTCTGCCGCTTCCATGATCCCGCCCTCGCCGTCAAATTCGTGGGACATGCTGTCGATCACGATAGCCTTGTAACCGGCTTTCTCGGCTGACTTCACCGCCTCGAGGTAGCGCTCCGGTGTGAAGGGTGGCCCGAAATCCGCGTGGTCGAAACGGAACTGGTCGGCGTAGTGCAGGGCGCGTCCGGCCTCGGTGTCGACCACGGCAAACGGCTCGTCGCCGCATATCCCGGTTGCGAGCTCCATGGCGGAGTAGGTCTTGCCGGAGCCTGACGCCCCGGCCAGTGAAATCAGAATGTGCGTATTTAGGCGCTTGCCGGTTTGGAATTTGAAGGTCATTCGATCACCTCGTTTTTTCGTGCCGATTGCCAGCCCTCCGGCGCTTGCCAGTCAATGGCCAGATCCATCATGTCGGCGCCGTTCGCCTTGGCCGCCTGCTCCGCGTCCTTGTCGGCGATAAGGTTGCGCTCGTGCCATTCCGGGCATTCGAGCATGATGGTCTTGCCGATGTTTCCGGGCCATGTGTTCGTGCGCAGGCAGCGCGCCCAGATCTCGATAGCCCGCTTTCGCCTAGCCCGCGCCTCGCCGATAAACACCTCGTCCAGCTCGGCCACGAGGCACAGATGCGGGGGCGATGTCTCCTGCACCGCGAAGAACTGGCGCGGCGCCGATCCGGTCAGGGCGAAGCCTGCGGCGTCGTAGTGGGCCGCGATCATGTCCCAGCCGGAGCTCGCGGCGTACTTCGCCAGTGTGGCCGGGCGGATTTCGACGCCGGTCGTCTTGTAGTGAATAATCGTGTTGCTCGGCCCGTGGTAGAAGTCAGGCCGCGCCCGGTGCATGACCCCGGCCTCGTTCCAGAAGATCGAGGCTTCGCGCGCCGATGTCGGCAGCAGCGGCCCAATGTCCTCGTTCTTCGAGAACTGGTCCAGCGCCTCGCAGGCCATGGCGTCGACCCGGGCGATGTCCTTTGACAGCACCGGGGTTTTCCCGGCTGCGTAGGCCGCATCCCGGGCCGCCTGGGCGTCCTTGGTGCGATAGTCGTTGAAGGGTATCTCGGCGATCTTGTTGCCCTCGCCGGTAAAAAGCGCGTGCGCGGCGGTGCCGAGGTCGAAGATCGAACTGGTGGCGGTCTCCGCATTCGGGTTGAGGCGCCGGGTTTCCCGCCAGACCTTGCGCGGCGCGGTCTCTAGCAGGCGACGGACCAGCGAGCTTGTCAGGCTCGGCTCCGGGGCCGGGTCGTCAAGGTAAACGTCGAATGGCATTTGTTCGATAAGTATTGGCAGCTTCACCAGATCTCTTCCTTTTCCGCGAGGGCGGCATCGAATTCCGCGCGGGCGGCTTCGCTGTGCGCCTTCATGGTTTCAAGGAGGGTCTGCACCTGCCGCCGGGACAGCCCGGTTTCGGACTTGACGGCGAAATCGAGATACCCGATCGCGTGGTTCAGGCCAGCCGATGCTGCCATATATGCGTTCGTCATCTTCTGCTGATAGCTCATCTGGCATACTCCTCATAATGGGCCAGATAGGTCCGCAGGTGGTCAAGATCCCACCTCGCTCGCGACAGGCGCTCGATCCCGTGAAAGCCGAGGTAATCGGTGTTTTCCATGTCGATCACGGCGCGCTCCGTAGCCATCACCATGGCCCCGATTTCCTCACGGGTCCGGCCGGCGCACGCCTCCTTGATATGGTTTGGTATCGCTGAGTGTGTCATTCATGGTTCTCCTTCTCGCCAGGTTACCATAAAACAGCGCCTTGACAGGCGCAAGTGTTTTTTATAAGCTGACAATGCAAATATTTAACGGGAAAATGCAAATGTCTGATAACAAAGACGAAATCTTGCTTGCGCGAGCGCGAGAGATTGTTGCTGATCGGGGCGGTTCGCTGACCGAGGCGATGCTTGCGGCCGAGGCTGAGCTGGCGCCAAAGCCCGAATTGCCGACCTCGTTCACGGTGACGATCCAGGTCAAGCCGCGCGTTGCGAAGTGGGTGATCGAGGAGTTCGGCGGCCACCCGAGCCTGACGATCGAGGAGCGGCTTGGCGCGTTTCTTGAGATCGAACTGGCGCACACCCGCGGCCGGGTGATCAAGGTCCGGCGGGAACAGGCGCAGATCACCAAGGGCGGCGGGGCCGTAACGGTGACGCGCGACAAGATTGAGGAGGCGATGCGATGAGCAAGGTCATCGACCTGAACGGCATGGAGACCACGGCGGCGGTCAATCGCCCGGCAGTCATGGGCGCAGCGATCAAGATTTATTTGCTCGGCGGTTCCATCCTCGACCAGAAGGAGCGCATCCGCGCCGCTGGTAGCTATCACCTGATGAAAGTCGATGGCCCGGCGATCATGGCGCTGGTCGAGGAATTAGAGGCGCGGCAGATCGAAACGGCAGGCTAATCATGCCTGAACTGCGTTACATGCCATTTTTTGTCGCCGACTGGATATTGGACACAGAGCACCTCTCGCCGGACGCGTATCGGGCGTATCACCTGCTTCTGTGCAAGATGTGGCTGACCAAATCCAACGCCCTCCCCGACGACCAGCAGGCCCTCCGCGCCCGCGCCGGAGTGAGCGCGCAGAAGTGGCGTTACGTCTGGGCTGAGATTGCCGAACTGTTCCTGATCGAGGATGGCTTGGTGCATAGCAAGCGCCTAGACAAAGTCCGAGCAGCAGCCGGGTCAACGTACTACGCTAGGTCTCAGGCTGGACGCAAGGGAGCAAACGCTAAGTGGCTGAAATATAAGAAGTCGGGCGATGGCAAAGCCAATGGCAAACACGATGACAAACGATATGGCATTAAAAATAAAACATCTCTTAAAGAGATGGGTGCCATACATGAATTTTCAGGGGGGGCAGTGATCAGCGACATCACTCTACAGGCAATCCGAGACGGCAAAAGGTACTTGGTCAAAGGCGTCACGGCGGAGGCCGCGAGACAGGCGATCAAGGCAGGTCTCGTGACTGAGGACGAATGCAGAAAGGTAGGGATCCTGTGAACGTGGGATTGGCAATCGGCGGGCCGCTCGACGGGGTGGAGATACAATCTCCCAGCGTTCGTCATCACGTCTATAAATTCGTGGAGTGGTGCCCAAGCGACGGCGAGGGCGTGCACCTGTGGCTGCCCGTGGGAATGACCACATCCGAGGCGCTTCACAGGCTGGTCGACTACTACAGGAACGGAAATCATGGCGACTAGGGGAACGCGGGTCTGGAAAGACGGACAGGCGGCAGAAGTCGAAGCCGCGATTGAGGAGTATTTCGACAGCCTGGTGAAAACCCGCATTATCAAGCGCAAGGTCGATGGCGAATGGGTGCAGGAGGAGGAGGAATACATGGCGCCCCCGACAATGGCAGGGCTGGCCCTCGCCCTCGGGGTCACGAGACCAACCATTTTGAACTATGCTGAGCGCGATGAGTTTTATCCCGTCATCACGCGCGCCAAGCTCAGGCTGGCCGAATGGTGGGAGAGCGCGCTGGCCTCTGGGCAGGCATCGAACGGGGCAAGGTTCGCGCTTGAGGTCAACCATCGCTACGGCAAAGAGGACCAGGACGAGCGCGAAGGGGATGGCTTCACGATGCAGGTCTTGCCGCCGGCACCGAAGGAGCAGATCAAGGCAATTCCAATGTGGGAGCCGGAAGAATGACCGAGAACGAGGAGCGCATATGGCTCGCCAAGATCAACACCTGCACCAGCACCGAGGAGCTTCACGCGATGCTCACGGGAATGGCGGAGCAGGGGATCAACCCGACCGGCGACATGGTGATTGCCGCGAACGAGAAGAAGATCGAATTGCTGAGGAGGATGAGATAATGTTGCACACTTGGAAGGGAAAGCCGCTTGAGGAAATGAGCCGCGAAGAACTAATTGAGGCTCTTTCTCGGGTCGGGCGGGAATTGCAAGATCTACACACAAGCGAGGCAATCGAGATCCGCGCTCTTGGTCGCGTCGCCAAGATCGAGATTGATGAGGGGAAAAAGTCGAGGGGTGTGTAAATGCCATACACGGATCACGGAACGGGCTACCAGCGCACGGACACGAGCCGGGCGGCGGTGGTGCCGGAAACCAAGCGGCTGCGGCTGCGCGATCAGGTTCTCGTGTTCCTGCGCCGCTCGCTCCTGCCGCTGACAACCGAGGACTTGGCGCGGATCATGGACCGGCCCTATGCCTCGATCCAGCCGCGCCTGAGTGAACTGCAGGATTCGGGGCTGGCGCGGGACAGTGGGCGGCGGGGGATGACGCGCTACGGCCGCTCTTGCATCAAATGGGAGGCTGTGCCGCTTGACGAGAGGCCTTCGGCTGGCCTAGAAATGAAGAACCCCGCGACTGACTAGATCGCGGGGCTCAATTGAAGCCGCAATGTGCGAGAAGGAGGCTCCAAGATGGACAATCAATTACCAATAAACCCGAACACAGGCAAGCCAATCTTCGGGTTGGACTTCTGCGAGATCCAATCGCAGCGCGAAATCGACATCGAGGACGAGAATGAGCGGCTGAGGCGCGATCTGCGCCGGGCCGGCCAGTTGATTATGGGCTTGTGGTTTCTCCTGGCGGGGGCTGTTTTGGCCGTGCTGGTGCTGCTATGAGGGGGCAGGTCAGGCGCGTTGTTAACATCGTTTGCGCCGCGCGGGGCGTGTCCCGGGCTGATATTTTGAGCCCCGACCGGCACAGGGGGGTATCGTGGCCGCGGCAGGAGATCTATGCCATACTGCGCGATACTTCGCCGCTATCGATGAGCGCCATCGGTGGAGACATTGGGGGGAGGGACCACACTACGGTGTTGCACGGGATCAGGGCGGTTGCGCGGCGGTGCGAAGCCAATTCCGTTTATGCGTCCGAGATGGAGGCGATGCGGCGGCAGGCAATGGCACACGTCAAGCCGGTGTTTATCCGCCACGGCGCACTCGCCGGGTTTCAAAGCGGGAGGTCTGGGAATGTTTCTTGAGCATGTGGGCCAGGCCAGGTTCAAGGCGATGTACAGCTCAAACGTGACGCTGCAGTACATCGCTGATGAGTGCGGCGTCAGCGTGCCGACTGTGATCAGGGCGGCGAGGTCCCTCGGGTTGCCGGGGCGCCGGGTGAACGGGATCAGGGTCAAGCCGGGGCAGGCCGTTGCAACGCCGGAGGCGAGCGGAAGGCCATGTCCGAAGGTGGGCGGTTCTGCATTCTGGACGCCCGCCCGTGACCGGATGATCTGGGACACAGGGGGGCGCCACGAGGGCATTGCCGAGCTGGCGGGGCGATGGGGCGCGACGATCCAGTCGGTCACGGCGCGATGGCACAGGCTGCGGGTGGCATAGACTAGGCGGCGTGTTTCGTGTATTGTCGCGGCAAATTGCATGGAGTTTTTCTGAGATGGCAAGAGACCAAGCTACCGTGGACTGCGCCGCTGGCGCGTGGACGCAGCTAACGAATGCTGATGTTGTCGCTATCACATTTCAGGTTATCGGCGATGTGGCTGTCTACATCCGCGCAACAACCGACGAGGCCACGCCGACCGAGGATTACGGGCTGGCGTTTCAATCCCTCGACGGTAAGATCAACCGGGCAATGTATGATCTTTTCAACCTGACCGGGGCCGCCCGGCTGTGGGCGAAGCCTATCGGTGATGTGCGCGGCGCCCTTGTGTATGTGGATCATGCCTGATGGGCTCGGCCTGGCCAGTCGGTGATTTCGGCAACCTTTGGAATGATGACCTGGCGGCGCGTCATCGCGGAGCCGGGTACTCCCCGGCGATTACGGGCACGCCGGTTGATTTGTACGTCTACGACACCTCGAAGGACAGTGACGGTGGTGCATGGCGCAAGCGGTGCCAGCACACGAGCTGGTATAGCGAGACGCTGAACACAGCCACCCGTGGTTCTCGCCGTGAGTTCCCAGCGGTTGCTGTGATTGTGGCTGAGGCTCAGAAGGTCACGATCTACGATGGCGATGATCCTGATCTGCCGATGTGGATGGTTTTTAATGAAGGTGGTGCGAATGCGCTCTGGTCTAACACCAACGTAAACCCAACTAGCGTATCGTTTCTTAACGGTATTATGTGCGTAGGGCAGGGCGGGACTGGTGTGGGCGGATTTAACAGAATGCACTTTGTCGAAGACACTACGTCTTTGATGGTTGACACCACTGTAAAATATAACGTGATGACTATTGCTGAACGCAATAGAGGTGGAAGTTTAACTACTCACGGGAACTTCCCTGCTGGGCTGGTTAATCGCAACATCAACGACGTAGCCATGGCCGTCCTCTCCGGCGCTCCGACTGACCCTGCGACTGGGCTTCCTGTGCCTACGATTGCAGTGGCGACTGATGGTGGCGTGAGTGTGATTACCGATAGTGGTGATGTATATGACAGCGCCTCTACGCTTGGTTTTGGCAAAGTTTCATTCGGATCGGAT